AAAGTCAGAATACATTTGTTCTACGAGTGAGGTTGTCGGCACGATTAACAGTATTCGATTGTTTGTATCGTCTTTGATTAGATGTGAATAGTATCGAATAAGCGAGTATATAATAAACGATTTACCACTTGCAGTAGGACTTAACAATAATGCCCTATTAAATTTTAGACTGTGATAGATAGCATCGACCTGATAATCTCTTGCCTCAAACTTCTGACCTAGACTATTAGAAAACTTTTCAACAAGTTCTCTTGATACTTTGTTTTCTATCTCAACATCTTCACCACAGACAACATTGTATCCTCTTTCTTCTGCGAATGATTTAATGTATGGAAACAAACCGAAATAGATTTCTTTTGTCTTTTGTGAAAACATTCGTATCTTGCCATCCCACATACGATTTCGAAACGCTGGCATGAACTTATATCCAGGCACATAGAATGTAAAAAACTCAGATAGTTCTCGTTGAATACTTGGCTCAGCATCAACCGTTAGATACACTTCGTCTTTCTTTTCTAATATAATAGTTTCCATTATTTAGATAGCGCCACTCGTAAACTTTGCCCAATCAATAGCGTTCTTGATTATAAAGTTTCGTGTGTTGATGCTTCGCAATAACTGTTCAAGATAACTTACTACTTGTCGTAGATATGCTTCTTTCTGGTCGGCTCTTTGTAGTTCTTCATCTGAGTCCATATAGATATGAACATCTGCCTTGAGTATTTTTAAGTCGAATGGTTTTTCTTTGTATACAGACGGGTCTGATTTACCTGTGTAGTATTCCCACTTCTGTCGTTTAAGAACTTTCTGTTCGTACTCTGACTTTTTTAAAAGCAAAGAGAACTTATTGTAGTGTTGTAGGTATTTGTTGTGAAGTATCGGTATGTTTATTGATTCTGTGCCTAAGTCAGTATCGTCTATTTTTAAATCTCTGTTAGCTGATTCTTGTAATTCTTCTAAGGTCATAATTTATCCATTATTAAAGTCTATCAATTATATCACCTTTCGGTGATGTTGTCAAGCGTTACAGTTGTACTATTTCATAATACATGTAACTAAAATCTACGCCAGCCGCAAGATAATCCACATCACTCGCCTTTACATCATATGATAATGCACCAAGAGATGTTGGAAAGATGTTGTGAAATCTTATTTCTGTTACAGCGATGTTCTTACTATTTAAAATTGTTAATGTGGCATCTGAATACATACCACTTTCAGGCAGAGGGTCTGCTGTTGCTTGACCCGTTATAGCATTACTTGATGATGTACCAGGAAATCTATCACTACTGAGGCCTCTTAAATCTGAAAATTGAGTGTGATTCTGTGGTGCACCAAGACCAATTATCCAGTCGTGTATTTCTTTATAGTTTTGTAAATTTTCATCTACAAGAAATGATATCGCCAAATCTTGATATGTAACTTTATCACCAGGTATTGGTATATCTTTTAGTGAGGTTTCTTGTGATGTCTCCCCTAGCCCGATGCCGGGAATGTTTGCAGACTGACAAAAGAATTCTACTTTTGGCAACTTAGTACACTTAAACCTAAACTGTACAGGACTTGCATAGTCCATAACAGAAGGTTGTCTAGTTTGTACATTCGTTGTTGTCATTAGTTATTCACCGGTGCATTGGCACGCCATTGATAGCACGACCAATATCTTGCAGTTGTTTTATCTTTTGCAGTATCACACTTGTGTCTTGCACGAAATGATTTTCTTCTTGCTGGGTCATCTCGTTTGATAGACAAACCTGTTGTGTCGCCAAAAGATACTTTCTTAATCTTGTCGCCATCTTTGACATATACATAAAACTTCTTACTACCACCTCGTATCGGGTCATTCAGTTTAACTGTTTTACCTTGATACTCGGATTCTGTAATCTCTAAGTCTTTATATTGTTCTTCACAGATACAATCGATTGCTTCTACTTGTTTTAATGTTTTCATAGTAATATTTATAAGAGTTCCAAAAGACGAAAAAAAAGACACCCGAAGGTGTCTTTCTTTATATCTACAATGTAGAAAGTAAAATTACATTATGTTTGCAACTTTAACTCTACGGTAGTAAATATTTTGGTCTCCAGCAGCAACTGCACCAGTTACATCTATTGCACCAAGACCGTTAGTTGTAGCAAATGGGTTTTGAACCATGCCATAACGAGTCTTGAAACCAATTTTAGGTTGGAATGAATCTTGACCAACTGCACGAACCATTTGTAATGGAACATATGGGCAATAGAAAAGACCAGAGTCATAAGGTGAAGTACCTTTATAACCAGCAACATAGAACTGACTTGCAGATATATTCGCAGAATATGGGTCAACATATACTTTGAACTTACCATTAAGAATACCAGCAAAAGTATTACCAGTATCATCAACATTCAAGTTAGTAGAAAGTGCAGGAGCGTAATCTAAAACACCAGCCATTTGAAGCGCAGAAGCGACATCAGCAGAACAGATGATTATATTACCTTTACCTCTACGAGTCAATTGACCAATAGCGTTAGCATCTCTTTCTAGTTGATAAAGTAGTCCTTTGAATTTCTCAACTGACCAACGACCGTTTGAGTCTGTGTCTAAGTCGAAAGTTCCAGCAGTAGTAGTATTCACTTGAGCACCCGCTTTAGCGTGGCCATAGATAGTACGAACTACTTCACGGTTGATTTCAGCAAGAATCTCAGATGACAAAATGTTTGCCAACTCAGTTTCAGCGTCTAAACCATGAATCGCTTTAAGGTCTTGTGCAAGTTCCATTGTGTACTCTGCTTTAAGAGCACGAGAACGAGCAGTAACAGTAACTTTGTCGATTGAAAATGCCATTTCAGCAAATGCGTTAGATGACGCATCACCTAAAGCTTCAGCAGCCGTAGTAGTCATTCCAGAACTTGTAGTATATACAGCACTAGAATCATTCAAAGTTGCAGGGTTAGTACCTGATTGAGCATCGCCAGAAGCACCAGCGTTATCTGTAGTAGCGTTATCTGAAGAAAATTCAGTATTAGCTTCGTCAAATAGTGCCTCAGTACCCGTTTGTGAGATATACTTAGACTTCATTGCAAAGATAAGACCAGTAGGTCCTGTCATTGGTTGAACTCCACATACATCATATGCAATAAGGTTAGGCATTGCACGGCGTACTAGTGAAATTAGAACAGGATCCCAGTTATCTACGCTTGCGCCGGTAGAGTTAGCAGGTGCAGCTTCAGTCATGAAGGCACTATCTTCTCTAACTGCTTTTTCTTGGTTCTCAAGAATTACAGTTGTTACAGCTCTCTTGTAAGCGTCACCGATTTTTGGTAAATCTGGATGCTCCAATACAGGCTGCCATTTTTCTTGTAAATTTTCAGTAAGATACATTTATCTCTCCTTGTTATTTATTTTAATTGTTGTCACCCCTAAACAGATAATCTATTTAAGGTCTTTTGAAATAGCGGCCGTATATGCAGCCATAGCATCGGATACACCAGAATTAACTGGTAAATTCGCCGCCACAGAATCAACTTCATCATTAGATGACGCTTCTTCTATTTTCGTTTTAGGGAAATAAGATTCTTTAATAGTTTCTAATTTCTCTTGGAACTTCTCAGCACTATCAAACTCAACATTCTCAGCCATAGAAGCAAACTTTTCTTTTTCAGTATCAGCTAAATCTTGTGATACAGAATAAATTAAGCTTTCTCTTTTAGACTCAGAAACATCTTTAGAAAGATTGACATTTTTCTCAATCTGTTCGTTAAGTTTGCTTTCTAAATCTTTGACTTGGCCAGTTAAATCGTCTAGTACATTGTATTTTTCTTCAGGAACATCAATATAATGTTCTTTGAAAAGTCCTTTAAGTCCAGTAATAAAATCTTCAGCGATTTCGGTACGAATACCTCTTTCAACTGCTAATTCGTTTTCTTTCATCCATTCTTCAACAACATAGTTAAGATATGAATCGACTTTCTCGACCATAGCTTCTTTTACTGTTTCAGTTTCAGATGCGAGTTTTTCTTCAAACTGTGCTTCAAGTATTGCTGACTGTTCTTTGATTCTAGTTCTAACAGCAGTTTCAAATATAATCGCAGCCTTATCTTTAAATTCCTCAGATAAGTCAGCGTCAGCTGAAACTAGTGCCTTAACATCATCAGATAAGTCAAGTTCTACTTCTTCAGAAGCTGTAGTTGGTTTGTTGTCCTTCTCTAAAGAACCATCTTTAGCATCTTTTGTTACTACATCAGATACTTTTGATACCTTTTTCGCTGCGTCTGGGTTACTATCAGTAGGTTTAACTACTGGTGCACCTAAATCTTCAGCGTCATTTTTAAGGTGAGTAGACTCGGCTGGAGCTGCATCTTTGTTAGCTGCATTTGATTGCTCAACCACTTCTACTTCTTCTTTAATTTCGGTTTCAGACATATTGTCTCCTTTATTAAAAAATTAATTAATCTTATTAATTACAAATATTTATACAAACTAATATCTCAATCCTTACGCATTGGATATAATTTGCGTACTTTTTTATAACTTTGAAATAAAATTCGCAAAGATTCTTGCTTTAACTTCCGTTAACTCGTGCATCCTTGCTTTTTCTATCTCATGTTTATATGCTTCAACAGTTTTACTTTTCAGTACGCCGTTGTCCCATACCCATTCTTTACCTTCCATAATACCTTCTACGAAAGCGTCAGGTGCCGATGGGTCTGCAACTATGTCAGCTGCTGTTGCGAGATAAAAGTCTTTACCAACTGTACCGTTAGATATAGACCCCATGCCTCTTGAAGATACACCCAGCTGAGCGCCTTCGTCAATTAAGTTCTTAACGATTTTGCCGTAAGGAGTATCCATTATTTTCGCCTCACCTATGAAGTTTTTACCTTCTGGAGTTAGACTGGTTATCATATGAGAAACTCTCTCAAGATTAACTGTAGGTCCGTCTGGATGCCCAAGTTCACCGAAAGCTCTTTTCTTATTGATAAATTCTTTTGTGTATCGTGCAACTTCAGTTTGCAAAGTGCCTACTGGGTATATACGACCGTTGCGGTTCTTAATGTCCGCTTGCATAAAGACACCACGAATCTTATAGTCTTTACCGCCTTTAGCGTTAGACTCTGTTAAGATATCGATATCTTCAATTGTTTCTGTAATTAGTTTCATTTTTCCACCTTTTCTTTGTTATAGACTTTATCGACTATACCCTGTTTAATTTCTTCTCTCTTAACATCATACTTTTCTGCAAATGCTAATTTGAATGCCTCCGCCAAAGTTGCCTTTGACTTTGTTCCGACTATTCTTTCGAGAATTTCATAAGAACGGTCTTTAGGTTTTCTCTTACTCATCTATCTTACTTCAATTACTAGTGTATAATTATCGCCAGCAACAAATCCTTTTGTTGATACTAACACATCTCCAGCGGGCGCTGTGTTTGCAGTCAATGTTGCATTGTTAGGTATACTATTTCCCGCTGTATATAAGTCCCAATAACCTTCACCAGTAAAGAATCCTATTGTTGAATTCACAGAACTTGTACCACTTCCTGCCCACAACAACTCGACTCCTGATTTACCATTCGTTGTATTAACACTCCACCATATCTTTGCAATTGATTTAGTCGCATCTTCGGTCATAAATGTTAACGCACTAGCATCCATTTTTGTTACAAGTGTTTCACCTGAACCATCACTCATATTAGTAAACTTCATCACAGTCTTTGTACCAGATGTATCTACTAAAGTTTGACTTGTTACAACATCAGCCATTAATTTCTCCTAAATTCTGTTACTAACAAATAACTTTTTACATTTGCGTCAGTTGTTAGTTTAAATTGTTTATCGTTACCAAATTTTAACTGTTCAGGTCGCAATCCATACTTACCTTTACCAGTTAGTGGTAATGTTTCACTACCTGTACTTATTGTCAATGTTCCAGTACCTTCTATTAAATAGTAGCACTCTATTAAACTTATCTTTGAACCACTTGTTCCGCCAGTAAGTTCACCTGCATCAACTAATATCTCATTAGTTTCACTTCCAACACCTGTCGTTTTGACAATGTATTTGGAAGTGCTATTCACAACTTCCGTATTATTCATTAGATATTACGCAACCCAAGCTCCGTCTTTCTTAAATTCTAAAATAACAAATCCAGATGTAGTTTTTGTTTCAGCGCTTATATCTGCTGATGTAACAGTTGTGTTTGTTGCAGTACCTTTAATTACTCCAGCAGTACCATCATAGTGTCCTGTTCCAGAAAGATGTAGTGCTACCACATCTGCTGAAGCGCCTTTAAATTCAATAATACAATCATTACTGTTATCAACATCAAAATTGCCTGTTGAAAATGACCACCACGCTCTTGTAAGGTCTAACTTACAACCGTTTACAAATCCTTTTAAACCGCCACCATCTAAAACAAGGTTAGTTGCAGTATCACTGGCGAAAGTTGCTTTAATTGTTACATAACCGCCACTAGCGGATCCTGTAGAGATTGATGTATCTCTCATTGTTGTTGTTACGAATGACATTGTTTCTCCTTTACTTAATTAATTCGTTGTCAAAATAATCTTCGATATCATAAGTACTTACACCGTGTTTCTTTGATGCGACTTGAATAATACCATCAATCTTTGATATAATTGGGTCAGAGGCCTTATTAATCATAGAATAAATATCTAAGATTGCAGACTTCAACTTTGGAGATAATTTCTTAAACTCCGCAGAACTCTGAGGGCCGTCATACCTGCGCTCATTCAGTTGTCTTGTAAACTTCTTAAACGACAGGTCTAACATTTAATCTGCCTCTACCTGGTCGTCATCAATTTCAAAAGGACTTTCTGGTGGCTCAGGATTTTCTGTTGTAGAACTACCAGACAATTCTGATTCAGCGTCTATCGCCTCAAAATTATCACCAGCATTTAACCAATCATTTGCTACACTTTGTCTTTTGTCGTCTAACGCTTGACCAATCTTATCAGTCAACGCACTTTTAAATGCGTCCTGAGCAGCAACATTGTCGCCACTTGTTAAAGAATCTACCATACTTACTACATTTTCATTTGACATAATTATTCATCTCCTAGTTATTTATATCGAAATCATCACTCATATCTTCACCTTGTGGTGATGCAATGATTCCAGTTTTAATCTCACCGGCAATCTGCCTATCAATTTCAAGTATATCTTCATCTGTTTGTTGTAAGATGTTTTTTCTTACATACTCAACAGAATAGTATTTACCCACATACGGACTTACTTCTTGTGCAAGACTTAATCTTTCTCTTAGTATCTCTGCATTTTTTAGTTCTGCAAAGTACCCGTCTTTCAAAAAAGTATACTGTATATGTTCTTTTATTTTATCCCAATCTTCAATTGTAATAACACCTTTCAACACAAGTTGTGTCTTGAGTATATCATTAAAGACTTGAGTAAATCTCTTTCTTAATCTCTGAACGAACTTAGTAAACTTTAGTTCATCTCTTGTAATCTCTGCTGCCCTGCCCATGTTGAACCCACTATCTGAATCCATTCTTGACATAGGAACATTCAAAGATTGATATAATTTCTTTTGAAAATATTCAACATCTGAAATCTCACCAAGATTCTGTCCACCACTTAGAGTTTGAACTTCTGTGCCTTTTGCACCTTCTCTACGAGGTAACCAAAAATCTTCAAGCATTGACATATGTTTTCTGTCATCTCTTACTTCGCCTGTTGATGCATCATAGACAAGTTTGTTTCTATATCTTGCCATAACATCACGCAAATAAGACTCTGCTTTTACTTTAGGTAAATTACCAACATCAACATAGAATATTCTTCTTTCAGGTGCTCTTACTATTCTGTAAATAACAACAGCATCTTCAATCATTCTTAACTGATTGGTCGGTTTAATTGCCTTATGCAAATGACCCATAACCATATTCTTAGTTTGGTCAATTACACCAGATGTTACATAAGTGATTGAGTCTGATGAAATTTTAAGACCAGCATTTGAATTCGCAGCTGATATTCCTTTCTCATTGTATACAA